ATGCCAGACCCGCTCCCAGGTCGGTGCATCGCCGCGCATTTGCCAAAGTTCGCCAAATACGGTGTTTTTGGTGGCTTGCCAGCGCGCCGGGTCACCCGATTGATGAGCTTCCAGCCACAGTTGCGCCGCACGGCCAAAGGTTCGCCACGGTGAACAGAGACCGGAGACCCAGAAGCTGGCGGTGTCCGAGTCTGGCGCATCACCGACAATGCGACCGTGGTCAACGGACTGACCGGGAGCCAGATACAAGCCACGGTCGTTCATACCCGACCGCTCCCGATCCGGGAGTTCCGCGCCGCAGTGTGGACACACGAGGGTGGCGGTTTTCAGCGCATGGTGTGGCGTGGCCTTGTCCGGCCAGTGGAGCAGTTCAAAGCAGGGTGCAAAGTACTCGTGGCAATGCGGACACGGCCAATGCCAGCGGTGTTGGGTTCCCTCCTCGTAGCGCTGCCAGATCGGTGACGCGCCGTCCAGTGTCGGTGTCGATACGAGGATGACTTTGCCATCGGGATAGGTGGCCGTCCGCGCCAGCGCCAGTGAAACCGGGTCACCCTCCACGGTGGCTTCCATCCGATCCACTTCATCCACCACCACCAGTGCAACGGCATGGGAGGCTAATTCCGTGGGAGATCCCGCCCAGGCGAACCCGATCCGCACACCCGCAAAGAACTTCTCGCAGAGCTTGTTTTGCCGACCCCCGTGCAGCTTGCCGGACAACACGGGTGTGGACGCCACCATCTTGGCGAACCGATCCGCTGACAGCGTTTCCGCCGCTTTTTGCGTCGGTGCGATCCATAGGATGGGTGCCGGGTCATCACACAGTCGGTGGCCGATCAGATTCAAAAGACTTTCCGTTTTTCCCATCTGACTGCCGCAAACGAACGTCACCAGCCGATAAGCCGGACTGGCGACCGCTGCCGCGATCGGTGCGATGTAGGGTGTGCGGTCACTGCGCCACGGTCCGGGTTCCGCACTGCCGGGAGGGAGCACACGGTGGGTGTCAGCCCATTGAGTCGCCGTCCGTGGTGGTGGTGGTGTCAGCAGGTGTGCGGCTTGCCGCAGCATCGACGAAAGCGCCAAGACTTTTTGCATACGATTCCCTCACTCGTCGGTGTTCACGGAGCAATACCGCCCGTGCAATCGCCGGGTCGGTACATGCGGAGAGTTCATGCGCCAGCCGTCCGGCCAGACCGTCCAGTTGCGCTGCCAGCGCCGTAACCGTGGCCAGAAAAAGCCGTTCCACGTCGCCACGGTCTACCAGGTCACCCGCTCGAAACGCCGTTTCTTGCTCAATGCGTTTGCGCTGTGCGATGGTCAGCAAGCGTTTTTCTTCGGCTACCGTGCCGCTGGATTGACCCGCCGCATGATAGGCCACGAAGTTTTTGATGCTGGTGGGTAGGTCGTAAGCGTTCTTACGGTTGCGCACAAAGACCTTGGCGGAACACAGCCGGTCGAATTGACCCTCGCTAATGAGGAAAATCGACAACATGGCCTCCCGTGGGACCGCCGCCAAGCTTTCGATGATCATTCCATCACTCCCGCATCTGTTTTGCCGGTGATACAGCCTCAAAAAGCGAGCCTCCAATCGCCCGCTGACCACGGCTAGAGAGTACCTTTTTGTTACACATTCTGGTGATGAGGGTGCTGTGCTTCATGCTGTTCCAGCGCGGCTATTTTCCAAGCGCGTTCATCCGCTGACCGCGCCGGCGTCATCAGCAAGTTCTGATACTGCTCGCGCCAGCGCTCAAAAGCCGCTCGCCGCCGCGCCGCTGCGGACAGTTGCTTGATCCGTTCGAGTCGCTTGGCGAACCCGCTCCCGCCGTATCTCATCCGCTCCCGACCGCTTTCTTGAGATAGCGCCGTAACTGGTGATCGAGGTTTTTTGCTCGCTTGAGCGGCTTGGATGGGTTGGGTGGATGGGTTCGGTGTCGCCGAGGTTTTGCTGGTTTCATGATCGGGTTCGAGGGTTGATTAACACTGAAGTCTTGAATTTCCCATCCGCTGCACGGTGTCACGGTGCGCCGCCAGGGAATGATTGCTTGTCAGCCAGGTTGCTGCATCAGCAACACGGTACTGCGCCATTTTTCTATGCCGGCCATATAAGCCGCCACCCGCCGCTATGGAGCAGCTCTTCTCGCTAGCGGGTGTTGATGAAATCATCGGGTCAACATCCCGGAACGGACCGCTGCATAAATCGTGGTGGTCCGCAGCAGCGCTGCGCTTTCCAGTGGACACACGGCCAGTGGCCGGTTGCTGGCATCTTTCCAATAGCCAGTATCCATGTCCCGCCATGCGCCAGAGCGCCGCAGATAGGCCACGCATTGATTGAGTTCACCGAGGGTGGCGTTCATGAGTCGCCTCGCTGGCTGGCTTGTTCAGCCAGAATTTCCAACTGGCGTTCTTTCGGTAGGTGGTGGAACCACACCGCCACGGCGATAGCGCGTTCTGCCGTCACTTCCGGTGGGATGACCGGCAGTTGCCAGTTCATCCGCGCATCCCGCTCATCCGCTGCGGGTCGTTGAAACTCAAAACTGGGTGAGTTCATGCGCTGCTGACCTCCACCAAACCCGGAGCGCCGGTATAGTGAAACGATACATCCAAGCCAATGAAGAACTCCGGGTTCCGCTGGTAGTTGAACTGCATCCCGATCCTTGGTCCGTCATTGCCACGGAGTCGCAAGCGCACCAGCGCCGGACTGATCGTCGGGTCCGCCACCAAGTAAAAGCCGGTCCCGCTCAAATAGGGATTAGGCGCCACGGCGAACGATAGACCCGCCGCCGTCCGCAGCACATGCGCTGCATATTCCAGCGCTGGTGGACACACGAGGGAGATCGCCGTGAGGTTCGCCGGCTGGCTGGAGTCATTGGCGGTGGTGCGCAGTTTCGCCAGACCCGCCGCCAGACCCGTGGCGTCCAGTGAGCCGCTGACCGGAGTGAGCGCTGCGGCTTCAATCGTTTCGGCCAGAAGCTTCATTTCCAGCAGTGCGAAGCGCTGACCAAACTGGCGAATGGAGCGCCAGAGGCTTTCGCCAATCGACTCCCACACGACGCGGGTCACGGAGAACGTGCCAAGAAATTCCCTCAACTTGCCGGTGGTGGGAGTTTCGCTAATCGCCATGCGCAGCAATCCCACGTCGCCATCTTCACCGACCAGTTCCGGGATTTCCGCCGAACTGGACAGGATCGGAAGTTCGGTATTTTTGAAGTTCTGCACGGGTACGGTTTCGACCAGTCGTTCTACATCGGCAATGCTGGCTTGATAGCCGGACAGCAGCGTTTCCCGCTGGCTGTCAGCGACCGCCGCCATGAATTCGCCGCTGGTGGCCGCCAGTCCCGCTCGTTGCGCAATGTCAGCGAGTGAGCGCCAGTCCCGCCAGAGGTCCACGGCTCGTGGGTCGGCATGGCGCAGCGGTTTTTGGTGGCGAACGAGCGCGGCGTAATCCCGCAACACGTCGATGAGTTCAGCGGGATGTATCCGGTCTTTAACCGGAATGTCAGACAAAATGCTTTGACGGGTGATGAGCACAGAATGAGTCCAGTGATGTTAGAGGACTCCATCATCCACCCGGTTTTTTTGCAGGCGTGACTGCAATCTCGTCGAACAGCGTGCGCCAGCCGGTCCCACCCGTCTGGGTGATCGTTTGCAAATGGTGATCCAGCGCCGTGGCGTCAATCTGTTGCCAGACCACCCGGCGATAGCGCCGCTGGTGGCGCAATAAAGCCGCCGCCAGCCGCCGCGCTTTCTGGTTGCGACTGAGAGACAGCCCTTCGCTTAAAATCGCCACAGCGCCAGAAATAGCGGCTTGCCGTCGCTGTTTGGCGTCCAGTTGATCCAATAGCGCCGTGATCGGATGACCGACACAGGGAGGGACTTTGTTGTCCAGTAAAGCGCCCACCAGGAACGATAAACGGTTCGCCAGCGCTTGACCGGTGGCCGTGCAGTTCGTGTCCATCAGTGCATGGAGCCGCGCTCAACAGGAATGTCGCTGCAACCCTCCAGATCATGATCCGCAGCATCGGTGTCCGCCGCCGCTTCTTCGGGTTCGAGGGTGGCAACGTAGCAAGCAAAATCGTCGGGACCGAACTGCACATCAATGCTGAATTCAGTATCGTTATAAGATACGTCTTTGATGATGAGCGGTCGGTCGCAGAGTTCGTGGATGTCGATGGCGCGGAGGGTCGTCATGAGAGGGTCTCGTGGTGTTCGTCGGTCTGGTAGGGTCGAACGCGGAAAAGCGCACAGTGTGGCGCGGTGCAAGATCGGATGGCTTGTCGCCAGCCGGTATCTGGGTGTCCCATACACTGCGCACACATGGCATTGATCGCCATGCGTAGCGATGTAGGGTGGCGTGCCGCTTTGTCAATCGGCGATTCCCAGTGGCGTTCGTCGACGGCAACCTCATCATCAAGATCAAGTGCAGAGTCGTTCATGGAGGGTCTCGTGGTGTTCACAGTGGTGATGTTGCAGTGCAAAGCGAGCGCCGTTGCCGGCTTTGCAGATTCGGTACGAGCCGGGTTCATCACTGGGTAGCGACCGCTGACCGTGGCGACAATCGCCGCATTGAACCAGAGTGAACACAGTGTTTGTTGGGTGTGCGTCAAAGCGTTCTACGGCCATTGTGGCGTTAAACAGGGTGATGATCTCCCGGATGTTGGCATCCATGCGGGTGTTGAGCGCCGCCATAATTTCGGCTTTGTGCTGCTTGAGCCAGTCGCGTTGTGCCGCGGTCAGCTTGTCGGATGGGTAGACCCGTAGTTTTTCGCCAGTCGTTTCCAGCCGAAAGCCAGCGCGTTCCATGCGCTGTATGGCTTCGATGTAACGCTGTCCCGGTTCCGACTGCGAAGCTTTATTCTTGATGATATAAGAACTATCCACAGTCGATGGGTCGGTGAAAGCGTGATGGTCAGAATTCTGCGTATCCATCATCATCACCCGGTTCCCGTCCGGCAGACCCCGTTTTATCCGACACACCGGCACAACCCGTTTGCTGACTGGGTGAACTGGCATCATCGTATCCGGCACAACCCGTTTGCGTGTCGGATGCACTATCGGGACTTTCGCTAGTGTTTGACTGGCTTGTGCCTTTGTGTCGGATAGGCGGTAGGTAGCGGGTGAAAGCGTCGGCGAAGTCAGCGACCGTGTAGCCTTTCGATGTGGCTGTTGCGGATAGTCGGACGGACTGCGGGATGATTTTGAACGGTCTGAGCAGTGCGGATAGGTGCCGCGCCGTGATGGGTTTGCCGGCTTTTGTGAACGTCGGCCATGGCGCATCGTCCAGCGAAAGCAGGTAGTACAGAATGTCATCCGTGCTGTAGCGGGTTGCCGACCGCGTTGCAAAGTAGGTTCGCAAGTCAGACAGCAATAGCAGCGCGTTCCCGTGTGATCCCGCATCGTCATCAGCGCCGCCAGACAGCGCCATAGCGACCGTCCGCGCCAGCCGTGGCCAGTGGCTACCGGCTACGTCGGCAATCGAAAGCAACGGTTCCCAGTTGTCTTGTGCGCGGTCATTCAGACTGTCGGGAATGTCCGGTCTGGCTTTTCCTACAGTGCGACCGTGATCCGCCGCAAAGCGAACACAGCGCCGCGCCAGATTCTCAAAATGCGATTCGTCGGCATGGCGCAACTTCATCAGCTTTTCAGTCAGCCGCTTTCGCTGCAATTGAATCTCAATAGAGCGGTCGGCCAGTGTCGAATAGCGTCCCTCTAGCTTGCCGATGAGTGCGACCGCTTTCATTCCCCAGGTTGAGAAGCGCCGTGGTTCGAGTTCTTCACCCGATACGCGAATGACATAAGCCGTGTCCCGTGTATGGCCGCTGTTGAGAATGCCGCGCAATTCGTCACCCGTTTCACCCAGGAATGAATCAGCTTCATCAATCAGCAGTGTCGGGTGATAGGCGTCCACAGTGCGGAATAGCGCCGCCGCCGTGATGTTGCTGGCCAGCAGTGGTCTGTCCACCAGTCGATAGAGCCAGCCGAGCAGCGTGGATTTTCCGCAGCGCTTGACGGGACTGGTCACAGCCAGCGCCGCCGCAACGTGGCCGTGGTCGATGGTCACGTAGCTATTGATGACCCACAATGCCAGCGCCGCCGCCGCGTGGTCTGTCAAACTGACAAAGCGCTTGATGCTGGTGGTCAGTTCGTTCAGCAGTTCGGCGGCATTCACCGGGTGTGGCCAGGGTTCCACGTCGGGAAATTCCAGAGCCGTCCCGCCGCCGCCGTTGCTGGCTTTATCCGGTTCACCTCGTGCGGCTTTCACCAGCTTGTCCAGAATTTCGCCACGGATACCGAGCCGCTTTGCCGCCGCCGTCCGTTGCCGGTCGTACTCAATCAGCGAGAGCGCCGCCAGTCGGGTAATTTCCGCCGCATCAGCATCAGCATCAGCACCAGCATCAGCATCAGCACCAGCATCATCAGCCGCACCAGCATCATCAGCCGCACCAGCATCATCAGCCGCACCAGCATCATCAGCCGCACCAGAGCCAGAGCCAGCACCAGAGCCAGAGCCAGCACCAGAGCCAGCACTACGCTTGCCGCCGTCCGGCTTGCGACCGCTGTAGAACTCTTTGCAGTTTGCGACCGCTGTCGCAATGGTCATTGCGCCGTAAGTCGTATCGCCGCGTTTCGAGTCCCATTTGTCCCGCATCAATCCCGACTGTCTGAACAGCCGGTCTATCTGTGCTGCATCGCCATTTGTCCAGAATGACAAATGGCCAGCCAGCGCCAAATCCGCCGCCGAGGCATCGCCGCCGTGGTGGCTGGTATCACCCGACCACAAAGCCGTGAATAGAGCGCCATTGCTGGCATTGCTGGCGCGGTTAATGAGTTCGGCATCATCCGGGTGTGGGTGAACACAGCGAGAAGTGTTCGGCGGGTTGCTGGCTGGCTTGCCGCTGGCTGGCTTGTCCGGCTTGTCAAAATACCGACCGTGTAGCCAGTCGAGAGCGGGTTGCTGGTGGGTGACCGCAGCGTGATTTATCACGTTACCCGTCACGGTCAGGTAGCGTGGTGATCCCGTGGCGTAGCACTCTATCCGCTTGTCAGTGCCGTTGCCTTTTCCCGACCGTCCCGGCTTGCCGTAGCAGAAAATGCGATAGCCGGTTCCACTGGGTGAAACTTCGGTATAGGTGCCGGCGAAGTGCTCAAGAATTTCCGCCGCCGCTGGCGTTGCGCCGTTGGCATCGACGCAATGATCCAAATCGATCCCGCAGAGCGTCCCGGCCATGAAGATACCGAGACCGCTGTAGTTCCCGGTCTGGTATGCAGTCAGCGCCGCCTCGTAGCTTGACCACGTCGTCGGGTCGTTGGACTTCGCTGTCAGTCCGCACGGTTGAAACGGGACTTTTGTCGGCTTACCGTTGCGGTCCAGAAGTCGCCAGACACACCACTGTGTCAGCGCTTTGAGTTCGGCGGGAATGTGGTCGGGTTGAACGCTGGCCGTGCTGGCCGTGGTGGGTTCGATGCTCATGAGCCGGCCCTCGCCAGCCAAGCGACCAGAGCATCCCGTTCCGCCGCTTCTGCTTGTACGGCTAGCCGGTAAACCTCCATGTTGAGAAAGCGCCGGACGGCCTCATCGAGAATTGCCGCTAAAACATCGGGTGGGAGCGCTTCTGCTTGCACGGTTTCACCCGTGAATGAACGACGGTCGGTTTCCTTGGCGGGTGCGGTATCCAGTCGGTAGCGGTCAATATGTTCCGGCAACACGGCTAGCCGGATGAATTCAGCATGACCGCCGAACTCCGTGATGAAAGCGCTAATATCCTCGTCCAGAGAGCCGAAAACATGCACACCCGATGGGTCGTGGTCACCAATGTGTAGAACCCGCATACGAGCCACGGCAGCGAATTCACGCGCCATGTTGTGCTTGACGGTCAGCGAGTCAAAGCCGCCGCTGGAATACACAGGAACGCTATAGGGTGTACAGACCCGTTCCAACTGCGGAACCATCCCGGCAGCTTCACACCAGACCGCTAGCCGCACGGGTTGGCCGCGCTGTAAGTCAATGCGGTAATGATCGGCTGTATACCGGAATGACCGCTTGGCGCTTTCCATATCGGTATATCCGGCGAATCGCGCATGATGAAAACCATCGTCCCGGATAGCCTCAAACGGAATGAGCCGCGCCCGCCGCGCCTTGTTCAAGACCTCTAGCAAGCGGTCGTAACTCTTTTCGGTTTTCGGGAACTGATAAGCGCCAACGAGCCGGTAGAAAATTTGCCGCAGGGTCAGCGGTAAGTGGTTCTGGTATTCATCCAATACCGTCTGCACTTGAGAGATTAATGAGCGCGTCGCCGCTTGTGGTTTCCAGTCAATGAAACCGCGTGGCCGTGGATAAAGCGCTTTAGGAACACAATAGGGTGTGCTGGCCGTGGTGGCCGCAGAGACAGCAATAGCAGTTTGCATGGCGCAAATTCCAGGTTGCGCCGAGCAGCAGCGAGTAGCGAATGACAGTCCGGCCTCATGCCGTGTATACTTCTGTCTGTAGAGTTCGCTATCCCGCCCCGCACGGCAGATAGATTTTTCAGCAGAGACCCGCTAGATCATGACGATCAGCGGGTTTTCTGTTTCCAGCGCCAGCATTCCCGCTGGTCACTCATACTCATCAAAATTTTCATCATCATTTCCTCTTGAGTGGAACCGTCCGCGGCGCTTCACAGCGTGGCGTCGGGCTCGTTAAATTCATGAATTTTAGTTAGAGCGCCTATTATGCGCCACGGACCGGCGAACTGGCAGAGTGCAACGGCTACCTCGTTGCTCCCACGCAATAAAACAGTGGAGCGGGTTGGGTCACCGCGCCAGTCGGTGCATAGCAAACCCATTGGGTCGGTGTGCGACTGATCCAGCCAAACGCCAGACCAAAACCGAACGCGCCAATGACGGCGATACAAACCCGCAGCCGACGACGAGCGCGTCGCTGCAATGCGTGTGATGGAGGTTGAACCCAGAAATCCGGGTTATGATGGAGGTTGCTCATGGCGTCATTGTCCTCATAGTGGTTGACGCTGTGGGAAGCCGCCGTGGTCTGTTCCTAGCAGTCCACGGCGACGCTGTGACCCAGAGTCTGGGTTATTCGATGGTGTCCCGGTTGGCTTGCCAGCGTCTATAGGCTTTCAATAGGTTCGACGAGGTATACGTCGTTCCGCTGGCCGTTCGCTGTCCGCTGTCGTTCAGCCGCCGCACAATCTCAGCGCCAGACACACCACTGTCGAGTAGCGTAGCGACCGTTATCATTAACGCATCTTTATCAGCCGGGTCTGTCGGGAATACACAGTCTGTGGGTTCCACGGTGGCCGTGGTGGTGGGTTCCGCCAGTATCGGCGTCAATGTCGGCAGCAACATTCCCGCCGCCGCTGCTTCATCCCGCTGGCGTTGAACGACCGAGGTAACGCCACTGCGGAAGCGTTCACCCGATTCAATGACTGCGGAATGAAGATCGTCGACGTCCCGTTGCGCCGTAGCCAGTGCAGCGCCTATCCGGTCAGCCGCATCATCAAAGTGTTCCCGATGGGTCTGCAATGCCGTGGTCAGCAATGCCGTGGCCGTGTCGGCAATGGTGGCGCCACGTTCCGCCGCCGCCGTGGTCAGCGCTGCCTTGAGTTCGGCAGGTAGCCAGACGGTCAGCGCGGTTTTGCCGGACTGCAACATCCGTTGCCGCTGGCGTTCCGACCGCTCCCGGTTCTTCGCTAATGTTCTTTGCATGAATTCTTCGGCGTTGACGGCTTTCCGGGTGATCATGGTTGGCTACCTCATCTGTGTGTTCAGAATAGGATAGCAGAAGCGTTATAAAATGCAAACAAGATAGCCAAAATTAGCGTTATAAAATTCAACGCCACGTTAAAGCCGCCAGCGCTCGCCGGACGGTCGGTTGATGAACGACGGTTTGGGTTCGGAGGGTGGTGAACACGGAGGAGGGACTTTCGATTCCCGCAGCACATGCGCACCGAGGATATGCGCCGCCGCCGCGGCATAGACTTCACAGTCGAGAAAATGATTGTTTTTGGTGTGCCGAACCCAGATCGTTTTGTGGTTCTTGAGAAGATGGCTTTCCGCCACCAGTTGCCGGCAGTAATCTTCGCTGGCGTCGATGGGTAGGTGAAACCCTCCCGGTTCACCCGGTGGCCAGTCAATGCGGGAGTGCAGTTGCAGTTTGAAATAACCGCTGTCTACGTGCCACAGAGTCAACCCGCTGGCGGAGGTTTTGCCGCTGCGGTTCACGTCCAGCCGACTGGGTTTCACCGGCTTTTCCAATTGATCATGACCCTTGCACGGCGCGACTTGGTGCCGATGCTGGCGCGCAAAACGATACACAGAGTCGGTGTTAAACCCGCTGTCCACCAGACACAGTCGAACCCGCTGACCGCCATAGTCCCGATCCAACAGTTGCGCCAGTTGATCCCAAGCCGCGCCTCCCTCGTGTAAACCAAAAATCTCATGGTGTGCAATCAGCCAGCTTTCACCTTGAGCGCCGAACCCACGGATGACGCAGTAGAGCCGGTCTTTCTGCACGTCCACACCCGCCGTAATGATTCTGACGCCAGTGGGTACGGTGTTTTGCTCGTAGCCGATTCGGCAATGCCAGACCCGCTCCCAGGTCGGTGCATCGCCGCGCATTTGCCAAAGTTCGCCAAATACGGTGTTTTTGGTGGCTTGCCAGCGCGCCGGGTCACCCGATTGATGAGCTTCCAGCCACAGTTGCGCC